GTAATGCGGCAGCAATTTTATCAAAGTCGCCCATATCGCGGAATAAATTTTCAGCGGGTGCATTATCTCTAATAACCTTTTTCTCTTCTTGTCTAACACGCTTTTCTTCGGTTTTAACAATTTCTTGATTTTCAGGTAAATTTAATAATTCTTCAAGTTTTTTAGTCATAGTTTATTACTTATCGCTTTCCGTTGTGGAAAATATCGTTTTCGGATACTACTCTAAAAGTTAAGCCCTGCTGTTTACACCAGGCACGACAGGCTTCCCATTTTGCCATATTTTTTACATAAGCCGCTTGATTTGTTTTACTACGTCCTACCTTTTCTAATACTGCTTGACTTGCTGGTTTTACTTCCCAAACCTCGGCATGTTTCTTTCCACCACGGTCATTGTAAACAACAAAAAAGTCCGGCACATATATAGTATGCTTACCCGTCAATGGGCAACGATATGGAACTTTAATAACTTCACTACCCCATTTTTCTATTGCAGAATTATTATCAAACATCTGCATAATTGCCCACTCCCAACTTGATCGATAAGTTGGAGTTCTGTTACCCATATACTTTTCTGGGTTCTTTAAACCAAATTTACCTTGTGCAAATTTTGCCATTATACAATAATGTTTCGTTTCTCAAGTAGATCGGCAGTAGTAGTTTGACGATATCCAAGTGTAGATATTTTTTGTCTATTATAGTTTAGTACTTCTGTAACAACTGCTGATAATTGAATTTCTTGTAAGCCTTCTAAGGTGTCTAATAAATCAAATACATTAACACCGTCGAGCTTGGCTTGCTGAAGCAACACAATAGCTGTAGAACTGCTGGCAAGGTCATCAAACCCTCTTTTCTTAAAAAATCCTACAGTAGCATCTATTAATGCCGCTGGAAAGTTAATTGGTTCAACAAAGTAAGTATCAAAGAAAGACCTTACTTCGTCTGATGAATCTTTGTTACCTGATTGAGGTAAGTTACTGTTTAACATAGTTTATCCTGCTGTTGAAATAATTTTGTCGGCTAAATCATTTAGCTTATAGTTTCGTCCAGAGTCAATTAAAGTATCAACTCGTCCGGCTGCGGCAGTACCAGACGGCACTACACCGGATTTAATTGCCAAGTCAGTTAATGCGGCCTTAGCCGCTGGATTCTTTGCTAAGAAATCTTTACGCTGATCTGGTGTGTTTTGTTTAGCAACAACCTTAGGCGCAGTTGCTTGCGTAGTTTGTGATTGACCGTTGCCGTTAGATTTTGGAAATATAACATTAGCAACACCGCTAACATCAATGCCGGTTGATGCGCCAATTGCTGATTTTAAGATATTATAGCCTTCTTGACGCAGACCTTCTTTTGACATCTTTTTAACGTTGTTATAAACGTTAATACCTTTAATCAATGTGCCAAGAGTAAATCCGTTACCACCAGGGCCAAGGTCTGACAGGATACTTGCAATGCCACCAAGGACGCCGCCTTGTCCGAATAGACTTGTAACACCGCCACCGAGTATACCTAATGGGCTTGGTTGATTATCGTAATATTCTGTAGCAAATGTTTTTGGTGTTCCTCTGCTTACTTGCCCTGCACCATATATGACAGCTTCGTATGCTATTGTCATTGTATTTTGTGTTCCGTCTTGTGCCGACGATGACAGTGCATCGTGTGACCATCCAGTAATTATTGGGTTAATTAATGTATAGCACTGATACTGATGACGAGCTAATTGAAATATCTGAATACTGGTAAAGAACGGTGCCGAACTACCGTTGTCAAGACCATATCTAAAAGTATTAATGTATGATCCTTTAGTTGAGTTACGCTGGTATGCCGCTGGCACACCTGCATCTGAACTACCTAAGAATCCTTTGACTGCGCCTAATAATCCGCCTGCTCCCGGGATTAGTCCTGCTACTAAATTACCTACACCTGTAAGAACAGAACCGGCAGTAGATGATCCAGCGGATCCACCATGCTTGCTATCACCATAGTAGTATCCGTAATACATTGACCACATATTTGTTGTAAGACCAAAGTTATCATCATGAAATACTACACTAATGTTTTCATAATCAATTTTTGTTTGTACTGCTTTTTTTCTATTGTACTGTTGTGGTCTATCAACAGTAACTCTAAACTTAGGCAAGTCGATTGACTTAACCAGCATATTAATTGCTGTACCGTGTTTTTGAATATCAAACTTACCGCTTGCTACTGCCCGTGGATTTAAGTTGAATACTACATGGTACATCCACTTGCCCTTAGGAGCAAGACGCATTGCTTCTGAATTATATAATCGAGCCGCGTGTTGGAAGTCTCCGAGGGTTCCCTTAGGATTACCTAACCCGGATACTACATTGTTTAAAAAGCCATTTAAAAGATTTGCCATACAAATATTTATCGATTACAGATAAGTGGTCAGATAAAGAAAAAGGACACCGAAGTGTCCTCTTTGCTTGCTCCCGGAACTTTCTTAACCGCCTGTAGATAGTGTGCCGAGGGCTCTTCCTACTGCTGTACCAACGCCAGTACCTTGTGGGCTTTGGATAGCGTTATCGTACTGAATTGTTAAGTCAATTGTTACTGCTTCGTTTGAACCGTAGTTAACTGTACCATATGATGCTGTTGTTAGGAAACAACCGTACATTTCCCAGGTTTCTAATACTGTAGGAACGTTTGCGCCGTTACCACCGTCCAACATTTCCAATCTGGTTGTAAACTTATAGTCAATACCAGCGGCTGCTGAACTTTGTTCGAAAAAGTCGAATTGTTTCTGTAGCTGTTCGCCAACTAACTTCTGTACTTCGCCTGTTGCATCGTCACGTAGCTTGCATGTTAGTGGATTCCACTTATGCTTGCCAGCCATGTAAACACGGCTGTTATACACAGGTAGTTCGATAGTATCAAATGTTAATTCAGGACGCTTCGCTTCAACAACTTGCTTAGTTAAGTTAGTTGTTGGTGTTGATACCCCAAAATTCTCAAATGTAATTCTGAATCTGTACGCAAGTTTTGGCATCAACAAGCCTTGCGAGCTTGCTGACTGGTCACTGGCTAAGGGTACCGATAATTTACTTAGTGTTGAAATAGACATTCTTTAGTCTCCTGTAATCTTATTTATCTTAGCCTTATAGCCCTGCAATTTCACCAGTATTCTTCAAGCGTACTGGAATGTAAATGAATTCCACAGCTTTCACTGGTTCAATAGCAATGTCTACGTACAACTCGTTTCTATCGATTCTATTTGGTGTGTTGTTACTTTCGTCACAAACAACTAAGAAGTCGTATAGAGCACGTTGTCCGACTAATTCTAACAACAAGCTCTCAACTTGTTGCTTGATCTCGTCACGAGTGATCTTATCATTCGGTTCGAAGATGTATGGTTTTGCAAGTTTGTTCAACTGGCTACGTAAGTAAATTACCAAACGTGCTACGTTGATACGATCTAATGCACTTGCGTTTCTTGCACGAGTCTTTTGACCAAAGTTAACAAGTCCAGCACCTGTAAAGAATGTAATTGGGTTAACTTTTACATTATACAATGTGTCGCGTTGACCTTCGTTCAATGCTACTGATTTGAACTCGCCTTCTGCTGTAACATAACCAACTGCTGTTGCGTTAGTAATACCACCGCGTCTTGTACCTGCTGGAGCAAACCATGGGTAAGAAACTTGGTCACTTAGTGCAATCATACGGCAAATCATATGACTTGGGGGAACAGCAACATCGCGTCCTGCATTGTCACTTGTAAAGCCCCATGGATAGAACACACCTAAGTATTCGTCATAGCTTACAAGTCCCTTGTCATCATCTTGTAATGCAAGAGCCACGTTATTACCCCAGTTGTTAATTGTTGTAGCATCTGGTGTTAAACGAGCTGGTGTATCGCCAACTACGAATGCAGTTAAGCCACGATCGTAGTTCAATGAAACCATTTCGCCAATTAGCTCTGAGTAACCTGGGCAAGCCATTAAGTTAAATGAGCGTACTTCTGTATCACGAATTTCTTCATTGCTGTTAACAAGTGCTTGTAATGCTTGGATAACAACCTTACGTTGTGCGTGACGACCAAATGAACCTGAACCGTCAGCTTGGTTGCCTGATTCAGTTACCCAACGATGTGGATAGTAAGAGCTCATTGTTACATTGCCCATACGTCCGTTGTCTGCTGTTACGTCAACGTAGTTACGTACAAATTTCTTAACGTTAAATCCTGAACGACGTAGGTTCCATAGGATCATACCACGTGGATATAATGCAGGATCCGGAGCATCAAAGTCTAAGAAGTCCGAACCTGTACCGCGGTTTAGTGCGGCAATTGTTGCTGGTTCATTGTTAGCACCAGATGTAGACCAACGTGCATCAGCAAACAATACACCGTTTTCTGTTGTCTGGTCTGACTTGTCAAGTGTTTCCCACTTTAGCAAGTCGCCGTTCCAACGTTTGATAGTTGGATAGTTTTCTAAATCGCTTGTGTCAATCCAGATTTGACCGTCTTGGTTTGCACCAATGTCAGTTGTACCATCGCTTAATGTTGTTGGTTGGCTTGCTGAAACAATAGCACCGTTTGGATCAGTATCAGCATAAACTGTACCGTATCCAACCCATGTTGTACCATTGTGGATCATTAAGTCAACTTCGTCAACAACTGAACTATACCATAGTTCGCCGTCTGCAACTAATGTAGTTGGAGCATTGTCGTCAATGTAATAAGTTTGTACTGTACCTGCAAATGTACGTGGAATCCAGTTACTTGCTACGTGTGTAAATGTAGCTGATGTAACTGCGTAAGCATTTGTATTTTCAGTATCAAAGTCTAAAGAACCAGTTGCGTCAGCAAAACGGATTTCACCGCCCAACGCATGGCTAATTGTAACACGGTTATCTGTACCAACTGCCGCGCTAATATTTGGAATATTAGCACTATTAACTGCGGCTGCCAATGTTGCGGCATCTGCGGCTGTACCGGCCGCTGTGAAACTTACTGTTGTGCTTGCGTCTGTACCTGCACCTAAAATTGTTGCAGATCCTGCACGAGTTCCTGCTAACACAATGCTGTATGCACCTGCGGCAATCGAACCTGTTGTAATAACTTTTGTTCTTAAAGTTGTTGCACCGCTTCTTGCTCTGCGCATTACACGGAACTTAGCTAATGGATTAGCAAGTTCTTCTTGGTTATACTGAACGTAAACAGTATTAACTGGTAGTTTGATACCGCCGCCCGCTGAGTCTAAACCAGCAAGTGCCGCTTGATTTGATGCATATAACGGAGCTTCGGCAGCGTCCCATAATTGTGTTGTTTCGTTATAAATCTTAACACGCCATCTTGCACCTAAGTTAGGCTCAGTTGTCTTAACCCATACAGAACCTGTTGGGCGAGCTGTGTTACCTGCTTTATTTCTCTTCCATGTTGGAACATCTGTGTGCGGGCTAATTTTTAATTTTGGTGCATAGTATGTGCCAGCTGTAATACCGATCGCTGTTAACAATGCTGGTGTTGATGTGTCTCTAACAATAATGCTGTCAACATCGTTTGTAGTAGCAAATAACTGTAATAGTCCGCTAACTACGCGAGCACCTAATCCTGCTGGACCGCTTAAGTCGATATCGGATGCTAAACTTGCTACAGTAGTACCTGTTGTGTTAATAGTAGTATAACTTAAACCACCGTCAACTGATACAACAAAATCGTCACCTGCTGTGTATGAACCTGTACCTGTACCTGTTACTACAGAATGGGCAGTTGCCCAAGCATTAGAACCAACAGCTACCCATGCCGCTGTACCAACTGAACCGTCAGTATCGTATGCACTCTTATAGTACAATGTAATTTCATGTCCTGTTGATGTGTTGCTTGCGTTATACGCTAATGCGTATGTGCCGGCAGCACCAACTGAATTTGATGGAATACCTGTTGTAATAATAGTTGGAACTTTGTTAGTAAAACTTTGTCCGCCAGTAGCAGTAGCAACTGCACCGTTCCACTCAAACACACCATAGTTTGTACTTGCTGTATCTAACCAGAAAGTACCATCTACTGGTGCACCACCTGGAGCATCAGCTGATGCTACAAGTTTGTCTAAGTCTAAATTTGCACGAACAACAAAAGCAGAGTTGCTTACGCCTAAGTAGCTGTAAGCGGCCTGTAAAC